ACAGCGGTAAGCAGCATCGACCCGGAGTTTCTCAAGGGAGCCTTTGGTGTACTCCAGCGATTCAATGCGCTGCGTGTTGCGGTGCATGGCCTTTTCAGCAGACGAAATCAGCGAGTGCAGATCCTTCTCTTTTTCATCATCGGCCAGTTCAAGCTCAGCCTGCCAGCGCCCGATGTTCTCCGCTGCCGTCAGGTTCGCAGCGCGCAGCCAGAACAGCTCATCGTCGAGCGTTAGCGACCGGGCGTCTTCGGTTATTGCGTCGGAGAGGAGCATCCTGCGACCGTAGCCGCCGTGCTTGAGCGCGTGCTGGTTGCCGGGTGCGAATGCGTTAACCGGCGGAGCATGCCGGGAACCGCGTATCGGTTTCGCGTCTCGGGAAATTTTGGTGCTGCCTGTTTCACGGGTGGATTTTTTCACCTTCCCTGATTTACTGGCCTCATCCTTTCCCTTTTGCGAATTCGCATTTTTTTTCGCAGCTTCTTTCTGCGATTTCGCACCATACGACGTTACTTTGATGTAGCGTTTCGCAGATGCGTAATTCAATCCCTGCGCTTCACACCAGTCTTTCGGTGATACGCCGGTTGCGGCATGATCGGACAGGAACCGTTTCTGAAGGTCTCCCCAGTCCGGCTTTGCCATTGCTATTACCTCACGTAGTCATTATCGAGGCCACTCACCTCAGCAAAGGACCTCTGTAATGCTGGCTCTTTATCAACGCATCCCCAGACCGCGTGCCGGATGCTCATCCACGAGCATCAGCTGTGATAGTTTTTCATTGGCGCGCTGTCAGTGAACTTTCTCCATTAGTCGACAGAGCCATATCGACAGGAGAATAAGCAAAATCAGCATCCTCACCTCACGCACTGCTGCCTGATGTATTCCTGCAGCCCGGCAATCATTTTTCCGCTGGTTTCGATTCGCTCTCGGAGGGTGAAATAATCCCGTTGAGCGGACTCAGTAAGTCGGGGGCTGGTTGCATCATCCACGCCGGTGGCGCTGGCCGCTCCGTTCGTGGGGCACTTTGCGTTGACGTGCAGCCCACACTTGCCAGAGCTAACGCAACGCTGCAGATCATCAAGCTGCTTTTTCGCATCAGCTAACTCCTTCGTGTATTTCTCATCGAGCGCGGCGACATCGCGCTGGCGCACCTGCATATCGGTGATGGTGGCGTTTGCCTGGTTGAGGGATTCTTTCGCTGCGTCGCGCTGGTCTTTGTAGTCGATCGCGTTGTCGCGGTAGTGATTCACCAGCAGGGCCTGCACTCCGATTACCAACACCACCAGCAACTGCAGCCAGTAACGTTTAACCAGTGCGCTGATCACGACAGGAACAGAGCTTTCTCTGCCTCGCGCCGACGGCTCAGGCCATTCAGGACTTTCCCACCAGCTTTATTCCAGCGCGGGAACTCGTCAGCAGCCCCGGCATAATCACTGGCGTTCAGTTTCTGCAGCAGCGTGGAGGTTGATAGCGACCGGGCGCCCAGGTTGTAGGCGAACGACACAAGAGCATCGAACTGTCCCTGAGTCAGCTTCACGCGCACCAGCTTCGTTACGTCATTCTCATAACCGACCAGGCCAGTCTTCAGCAGGCGTTCTGCGACTTCCTGTTTAATGGTCATCCCTGCGCGCACCGGTACGCCGTCAACAGGTCGGGTCCAGCCATAACCGATCGTCCATACGCCGACGCTGTCCTGGTATGCGGTCAGGCGGCAACCTTCAAACTGCTTAATCAGCGCAATGCCGTCAGGACTGGTTTGCATCGTCTACCCCCGCCTTTTTAGCTGCGAATTTCTTAATCAGATTGCCGATTGAATCGGTGCCAATGTACCCAATAAAGACGCTGGCTATATATGCAAGGTTGCTACTTAGTCCGGCAAAGTCCAGAAGGTCACGAACGAACCAGGCAATCATTGCGCACATCAGCGCGTCAATTAGCGTTTTGGTCATCGCGCCGCCGTTATAGCGACCACGCAGGTACGCCATAATGAAAGCCAGCATTGCACCAATGCCCTGCTCTTTGGCGGCAAGTAGCGCAGCGATGAAATCTTGTTTGTATGGCATTTTCATAGGCCTCACCTCCGATTAGACGGGGTGCTGTGTGAGTAGAAAGGGTCAGGCTCTCGGGCTGAAATTAACAACAAGGCGTGTTGAGGGTTCCCGGAGCCTGAAACAGAAAACCCACGGAAGTGGGTAATTAGGCGGCCTCTGCGCAAGCGCCTGCCGGATTGGGTTAAAAGCAGCCCGGCAGCGAGGCCTGAATACGAAAAAGCCCCGAATTAGCGAGGCCTTATGTTCTTTCTTTTCGACGATGTGACAGGGGTACTGGTGCAATGCACCTCGCGAATACCCCTGTCGTATCGCCGGAAAGCAAAAACCCCGCCGGAGCGAGGTTTTCAAATTTGTCAGATTGTCACTTCACATCGCTGTTATCATGTCGCAGCTCTGCCAAGCATGGATAAATTGAACATTTTTCTGGCTCACTTTCAACTAACAAATCACCAAAAAGCACAAATAATCAAAAATCATTCCCCCTCAATCAAAAGCTTTCGGGCAGACAGGAAAACTTTTGCCCTGAATATATCCAGACACCAACGAACACGCCTCCTCGCCTCACAATCAGTCAACCACGGCGCTATTGACTGTAATTCTCTGGTGATATCGGAAATTTTTTTGCGCGTAGTGTAATACTGAACCCCAACCAGATAGACCGGATCATTCACATCAAGGGCAAGTAAGACGCTCTGCTCAACAAAATCAGCATCATCGTTCCGTAATGCCTTGCCGATGAGGCTTACCGGCGTTTTGGGCCATAGGATGGCGTGGGCGCGATTCATAATATGCTGGCCCTTATAGCCCTCGCTTCGCGCCTGGTTTATTGCTGCTGTAAACTTCTCAAGAGCCTTTTCAGACCAGCGAACTCCTTTAATCGCAGCCCAGCAAGCGTGATTTCTTGGCATTCGCGGCGCTACATCTCCAGAGACACAGCCCCCCCATGTTGCCAGTAAAGATTTTATCCACCCTGACTGAACGCATGTTAAAGGCGTGAATCGCCCGAGGTAGCTTTTACGGGTGGCGGTGGCTATCACCCCCAGCCCTTCATAATGCTGACGGCGTTGGCGTGGTGTCACGTTCTTAATCTCCAGAGTTATGTTTTTGTTGCTGTGCCGCTTTACAGCGGGCAGTTTCGCCCGCGCTACGCTTTCGAATTGGTACCTGATAAAGTCGGGATTCACGCGGCCTCCTGCTTTTTCAAGTCGCGGAGTTTTGCGCGGTACTCATCGCGGATCCGGATGTAGTCGTTGCGTTTCCATTTCGGTAATTCATGCGGACCTATCAGCACGTCAAAGCGGGCCTGTCCGATTTTGGCGATCAGCGCCGGTCGGTATGCCGTCAGGTTGCCAGAGAGGTGGTTATTACAGGGGGCACACTGGCGATGACAGTTGTCTTCATTGAATCGCAGCTCCGGGTTGGCACCAGTCGTGCGGAAGTGCCCGGCGTGGTACTGGCCGTCATGCTGGCGGCCGCAACTGATACAGGGAAGATAGCGATCCCGGTACCGGATGAATTCGTTGAACGCCTGCTGGGCCTGTTTGATGAAGTAGCTGAGCGGTTTCACCGCTATTCGGCGTTCTGCAAGGCGTTTGCGATCGGCCTTTTCTTCCTGCAGTCGAAGCTTTTTCTCTTCCCGTTGCTTCTCTGCTTTCGCGGCATCGTTTGTGGCTTTACCGTGTACGCAGGAACATTCATACGAACAAACATATTGCTCATCGCGAACAGGGAAAAACCACTCCCTGCATACAGTGCATTTACGGCGAGGTTTCTTAGCCATCCTCACCCCCGCATCCTGTTTTGCCAGCGGCGATCGGCACGCGGCGGATTCTTTCTTTCCGGCAGCCGAACGCTGACGGTCCAGGTGATGTAATCGGGGTTAAGGCTGCGCTCGGCGGGAACGCCGCGGCGCTGGTATTGCGCCAGCAGCTCGTCGGCCTGTTCGGTGGTGCAGTCGGGATAATTGAACCAGGATTCACTCATCGGCTCAGCCCCCAAAGCTCATCAGTTGCGCGGCGGCGTTCTCGGCCTGCGCTTGCGTCTGAAATGTGCGGGACAGTATCCAGCGCCACAGGACGTCGAGCGATGCCTTGTAGAGCTGCTGGAACTCGGCTTCGTCCATCCTGGCGAAGGAGATACTGCGGGGGTGTTTTCTGAGGGTGCCGTCCGGCAACTGGATAGCGTCATAGTGCCCGGCTTCGACAATTACCCAGGCCCGGTACGCATCGTAGGATTTGCAGAGGCTGATGCCGTTCACTACCCGGCGGCTTGCCACCTGATCCAGATACTGCTCAGCAGCATCCAGCAGCGCGCTTTCATTGCCGCCAAACGTCATCAGGAATTTTGCATACCCATGCACCAGCTTGCGCTCGTTAGACGAGATAGCGCCGCCGGTAGGTTCCCAGTATTCAAACCCGAGGTTGAGTAACGCGAAGAATTTTCGATGAAAGGCCGGATTACGGACCTTCGTAAACTCAGCCACCAGCACGGCACCGAGCTTACAATTTGATTGCAGAAAATCGCTGCTCTCGGGCGTGGCCGGGATCAGGATTCCGTCGGACTGCTTAATGAGCTGTAGTTCTTGCGCCATGGTATTCCCCGTGGCGCATGATTGTCAGGCTACTGGTTGTTCATGCCAGTACTAGAATTATGATTGCGTATGCAGTGTTAAGTCAATTTTTAGAAGTCATTTCCCTGACAACTTCCATTATGGTTTCCTTAGACCAGTAACGATCATCTTTCAGTAGCTTCCTGTGAGTTAAATAACTACCCTGTGTTGAAATAATATAGCGTTCATCCATTGCTAGTCTGAAAGACAGTAATTCCCTTCCTTTTCCATCTGTTATGATCACCCGTAAATTATCTGCAAGGTGTGATTGAGCTACATCTGCCACGTAATCCCCCTGAGCGACATACTGACGCGATTAAAGATTGTCGGCAGCAGCATCAAAGGGATACGCAAATTGCGGTATTCTGAAAATGCGCGCTACCCGTAAGCGCAATGTTAATAGAACCAGTCGTCGGCGCTTTCCCATGTCTCCTGAAGGATCTCTTTTATACGTTTTTTATCATCGTCCGCACCCCCAAGCACACTCAGGCCATCAGATCCCGCCCGGCGGACTATCAGCTTACAACCATCAAAGTCGCGATTTAGTCTTTTGGATAGCTCCTGTTCCAGGGCAGGTACAGCACCGTCAGGTAGCTTTTTGGTGCGATCAATTGTCACTTCAATTTTCATCATTCTCGCTTCCTTAAGAATTAATTGTCGTGCTCTTCATAATCAGGCTGCTCATCGCTGTCGGCGGTTACTGGACTTTTGCCAGATGGCAATGAAAGTGAAGCATCTGACTGCAGATACTTTTCTCTGACCTGTTGCTCAATGTCAGCCAGCAGTTCAGGGTTTTCCCTGAGCCATACAATCGTTTTGTCTCGACCTTGTCCGAGCCGATCATTGCCATAGCTGAACCAGGCGCCAGCTTTCGTAATAATTTTGCAACCTTCGGCGAGTGTGAGAACTTCGTCAATATGAGAAATTCCTTCTCCATACATGATGCGAAACTCTGCCTGCCGGAATGGTGGCGCCACTTTATTTTTCACCACCTTCACGCGTGTTTCGCTGCCAATAATTTCCGTGTCTGTATTTTTTACTGATCCGATTCTTCGCACATCCATGCGGACCGAGGAGTAGAACTTCAGCGCATTCCCGCCAGTCGTCGTTTCAGGGTTGCCGAACATCACACCAATTTTCATTCGTATCTGATTGATGAAAATTACGATAGATTTGCTGGTATTAATGTTGCCTTTCAGCTTGCGCATTGCCTGGCTCATCATGCGAGCATGCAGGCCCATGTGCGAATCGCCGATTTCCCCCTCAATTTCGGCCTTAGGCGTGAGCGCGGCAACGGAATCCACCACAATAATATTCACCGCGCCGGAACGAACCAGAGCATCAGTAATCTCCAGAGCCTGTTCACCAGTATCCGGTTGTGAGACCAGAAGACTATCAATGTCAACGCCAAGCTTCCTGGCATATAGAGGATCCAGAGCATGTTCAGCATCAATAAACGCACACTGAAGCCCCTGATTTTGTGCGCTGGCAATAGCGGACAACGCGACGGTGGTTTTACCTGAAGACTCCGGGCCATAAATTTCAACAATACGCCCTACGGGTAAACCACCTCCCAGCGCAATATCCAGCGTCAGGGAGCCGGAAGAGATCGTTTCAACACTAAGGGCGCTGTTGTCACCCAGGCGCATAATCGTACCTTTGCCAAACTGCTTCTCAATCTGCCCCATCGCCGAGGCGAGGGCCTTTTCTTTCTCTTCCTTTGTTGATGGTTTTGACTTATCGGACAGAACAGATTTTTTCTTTTCAGCAGCCACGTGTCATCTCCTTATCTTGAACGAATTACTGTATAAATATACACACTGTATATAAAAACAGTACACCTAAAAAATGAAATGATCAACGTGTTAAGAGCACAAATTGTTAACTCACTATCCGTATGCGGAAAACAAAACCCCTACTCGTTGGGTGTCCAACTTTCGGGGTTCACTTCAGGGTGCGGGTTTGTTATACGTCGAGTAGATTAAGCGCCGAACCATCCCTCATATTCCGACTCGATAACTCGATGGGATAAAATTTCCATGCGCCTATCCCTTCTGCCTGAGGTCGGGTCTGCATCAATCGCGCTGGCCTTTTCCAGAAGAAACGCCACCGCCTTGAGGTATTCATTCTCCCTGAAATTGCCTAAACAAATACCGTCAGAACATACACGCCATACCGTTCTGCGCGGCTCGTCCTCTTTTATGGCTATCAGGTCGCCAACAAACTCACGCAGGGACCGTAACTGGTCAAGATCGAAGGTCCTGACTTCATCGCGTAAATTACTCACCATTCACCTCCTTAGGCGGAGCCGGTAGCGGCTGCGAGTGCAGCTTTGTACCCGGCAACATGTCCGCGCCAGTTCGCAACCTCGGATAGCCATGCGTTAATCATCAACTCTGTTGGTTCGACAGGCACCAGCGCCCAACCATCCTGAATTACCGGAGAGTTGGCAGCCTCCTTAATGTGTAACCGTGGCTCGCCGTCTTTCGGCTCCGGCCACTCGCGCTCCCTGATTTCATTAGCGCCAATACGACCAACCACGCAGTTATGACATTTGCTAAGTTTCGTCATACTGCCTCCCGCTGATATTTTTCGAACCAGAACACCACCGGCGCATTAGTCGGAGTTACCAGGCCAAACGCCTCAGAGAATCGATAGCTGCGGGATGCCCGGCGAGTTACATCAACCTGCGTGGATATGCGGCTACGGAATCCCTCCACCGTGTCGCTCATCTTGTAGAGGTTGCACGGCACGCAGGCGGGAACCATATTCGCGAGAGTGTCATTCTCCGGCCTGTCCATCGCGTAGCCTTTGCTGATATTGCGCCTAACTGCGACTACGTGGTCGGCATGGAATTTGTTGCCCAGCTCACAACCGCAATATGCGCACTTCCCGCCGAACTTCATGCGCAGCTCTGTGCGCTGTTTTTTCGTGAGGGCCATATCACTCCCCCTCCGCGATTTTGATGCCTGCTGCGGCCAGCGTCTCAGTAATCATGTCACGATGAATCCACGGGCCTTTGGCCGACATGATGGCGCGATACGAGGTGCTTTGCGTTCCACCCTTTAGCACTGTTGGGGCGTATCCGTCAGGCAGCTTAACGGTGACCGGCGCAGGGGCTGGCTGCTCGCGGTAGAGCTTGATAACGCGACGCGGATCGGCATTAGGGCTCACGGGATTCGCACAAAAAAACTCACCACTCCACCCGCCTCGCACGTTGCGTAACTCCTCTTCGTCGGTCCAGCCTACCGGCTGCTGTTCTGTCCGCGCCTCCAGCTCGGCGATGCGCTTCTCTGCCGCTTCCAGTTCTGACTCCGCCTTTCTGAATTTATCGTGCCAGCGGTTGCAGGCCAGGAAAGCACCTTTGCGATAACCTTCTTCAGTTTCCATTTCATCCAAGATCGCGGCGATAATATTGAGTTCATCGTTATTGACTACCGTCATAAACTCACTGGTAGCTCTATCCCACGCGTCCATCGCTTCATAGTCACGCGGTTTCAGCTGATGGGCCTTTAGCGTCAGTCGATACTTTTCTGCTGCTGCTTTCAGACGCTGCGCCAGTTCTGTGGTGATTGTCATGCTGTACGCTCCTCAAACATTACTTCGCCGTCGATGCCGCCCAGCTGATAGATAATTGAGCCATCCTCCCGGTACTCTACCGGGGCAGCACTCCAGCACTCGCCGTGAGGATCATCGTCATCACCAACAAGAATGAAGCCGCCCTTATTAGCGGTCGCGGGATACATTTCCTCTTCCGTCCAGTACCCCTCGGTGTCTCTAATGCATTTGACCATCATTCTGATGCCTCCCCGTTACCCTTCACGAATATCACCCAGTGCGTTTTGTCGGATTTGCCGGTGCGCTGCCAGATAGCTGGTTTCTCGTTGGTGAGCGCCAAAATCTGGCTTACCGGAATTTGCGTTTCGTTCCATTTGAAGATGAGCACGCCCTGTGGCCGCAGCACTCTGAACGCCTCAGCGAACCCGGAACGCAGATCGTCCCGCCACGTCGCTTTGTTCAATCGCCCGTACTTTTTACCCATCCAGGCATTATCGCCGACGCGCTCAAGGTGTGGCGGATCGAACACCACAACCGGAAGTGATGCAGCAGCGAACGGCAGCGCGCGAAAGTCAGCAATCACGTCAGGGCTGATAACCAGGCTACGACCGTCGCACAGCGTGTGCTGCTCGGAGCGGATGTCACTGAACACTGCGCGCTCATCTTGCTTATCGAGCCAGAACATGCGGCTGCCGCAGCACATATCGAGGATTGTTTGCTCAGTCACTGCACACCTCCACGGCTTCTTCAGAAACCCACTCAGGACGCTCACCTTTGCCCAGGTAAAAATCGATAGTGTCCAGCAGGTGAGGGTAAAACTTAAGCGCCTTGCGGCCATCCATTTCAGCGATTTCCTGTTTGCTGAATGCCCGCCATTCCTCAACAGTGTGGTTCTGGCACACGGCACGAACGTATTCACCGTTAGTGATGGTGATGGGGTATTCCTTGCCCATGATTACGAAGGTGAGATCAGGCAGGTTGGCATCGCACAGGTTGGCATCGCACAGGTTGGCACCGCACAGGTTGGCACCGTACAGGTCGGCATCGCACAGGTTGGCATCGCACAGGTTGGCATCGCGCAGGTTGGCATCGCACAGGTTGGCACCGTACAGGTTGGCACCGCACAGGTTGGCATCGCACAGGTTGGCACCGTACAGGTTGGCACCGTACAGGTTGGCACCGCACAGGTCGGCACCGCACAGGTTGGCATCGCACAGGTTGGCATCGCACAGGTTGGCACCGCACAGGTTGGCACCGCGCAGGTTGGCATCGCTCAGGTTGGCACCGTACAGGTCGGCACCGCACAGGTCGGCACGTGATCCGCTTTGTCGGAACGACTCAACCCACACCTTGTGCTCTGCGAGAATTTTATTCAGTGCTGAAATGTTCATTGTGCATCCTCCCCGGCTTTACCCTCGCTCAGCTCTGCGAACTCATAGATAGCGACAGAACCCTCTTCCGGACATTCTGACGACGCAATGTTTAGGCCGTACTTAACCTTGCCGTCGTCATCAGCAAGTTCACCAACCCACAAAATTGCGCCTGTAAAGTCGCCATATCCGTTTTCATGGCCGTCGCCGCACTGAGAGCAAATAGACTCGATGTCGCCTGCCTCCAGGTACATTTGCTCTGGTACAAGCACATAGCCTTCAGGGATTGCCTTAGCCCGCGCTTCGTTGCGCAGCCGGGAGAGGTAGGTATCTGTTGCAGCAGTATCTACCCGGATACTGTCTCGCATGATGAAAAACGCATCGAGCATGCCCGTTTCCGGCACGTCGTCCTGGTGCTTCTCATAAGCATCCAGCGCCTTCATCATCTCCTGACCAAATGGTTGAGGGTGTGCAGTCTTCAGAGCCGCATTCTCCGCCGCCAGCGCCTTAACCTGCGCTTCCAGTTGTTCGTATGTCGGCTTGTTGGTTTTGTTATCCATGAATAATCTCCTGAACGTCTAAAACTCGCTGAAATACCGGGCTGCCCAACAGGCTGTAATTCATACCTTTCGCCGCTTTCGGGACCATGCCGAGCCGTTTCATGTCGAAGTCGATGATTGCGCGCTGGTCCCGGAATAAACCCAGGCGCCCGTGGCGAACGACTTCGCCGGTTGCTTCCGCCTCCCGGAAATACTTCAGGGCGGTGACGCGGCAAAGGCTCAGTTTTTTCATCGCCTCGGTAGTCGTCAGGCGACCCTGATGCCGGGTGATGCGGATGATTGCCTGAACGTATTCGCGGCGCTCCGCTTTAGGGATTGCTCTTGCCATGGTCATGCCCTCCCACCTTTGAGTCCGAACCGGGCGCGAATCTCGGCCACTTTCGACAGGCTCTGCTCGCGGGACAGCGATTTGCCGCCCAGGTGTGGTAGACGTACAACCGGCTCGGGCAGCTCCTCGCCGTCGCGTATACGCCTGACCATCAGCATCAGCTCTTCCCCGGCTTTGCGGTTTAGCTCCATGTCGCTCAGGCTCTGGGATCGCATCTTCTGGTTCAGAACCGTGACCATCCAGTAACAGGCCTTCGACCGGGTCGTGTGCTTGCCGTCTGCGGTTTTGCCCGGCCACGGGTAGGATTCAGCATCCGGATAGCCTCCGCGATTGCGGCAGTACTGGTACACGAGGGCCACCAGCTCGTTCTGGTCAGGCAGACCGACAGCGGCGCTTTCCTCGGCTCGGCACCAGGCGACGAACTGGCCGGGCGACGGGAGGAACGGTTTCTCCTGGCGGCGGGCAACGCGCATACCAGCGTCCACCTGTGACATCTGGGTAATCCCGGCTTCTCCCAGCGCCAGCAGCCACTGGCGACGGATTTCATCAAACTCGGCCTGGGTACGGATGGTCGCTACTGCTGCCGGGAACGCGGCACGCAGCTGCGCGAACAGCGAGTTGAAAATTACCGCCACCTGCTCGGCCTGACGCGCTGGCGCAGCAGCGTCCTGCACTTCCGGCATCCCGTGCGCTACACGGCGGAAATTTTCGCGATCGTAGTTCTGCATGCTTTCAGCGAAGGTTTTCATCGAGCACCCCGTTTATCCAGTCTGTGTTGTTGAAATCGATGCCTTGGGCGTTACCGGCGGTAGTACGGCGACCGCCAGCTTCGCGCTGCAGGCTCAGCGTGTCCCATTTAGCGCGGAGCTTTGCGGGTGAGAGGATATTTGAGCACCAGAAAGCGTTCTGGCTGGCCCAGCGGAACAGCTCGCAGATTTCGCGATGGCTCCGGCCGTCCATCTCGCGCATCAGGCGCACATCGTTCGCCCAGGCGGCGCTGCTGAGTTTCTTCGAAGTAGGTTTAATTTTTGCGACCAGAGCGAAGATCCACTCGGCGCAGTGCAGGTCATCAACAGTTCCCCACTTGGCACCATTGGGGGTGTAAATCGCTGCTTCCGGGTGAGCAGATAAAAATCTCTTCAGGCGGTCGTCAGAGGATTCGTCAGAATTCTCAGACGAAGATCTTTTAATATTATTGTTATTACCTTGTTGTTCATGATGCGCGGGGAATTGCGCGGCCTTAAGCGCGGGTGAATGCGCGGCACCATAGCCGGAAGCCCCGCCGTTACTGGCTTCGCCATGCGCGGACTTATGCTCGGGGTAATGCGCGGCCAAATGCGCGGGTAAATCGTCCATTTTTTGAGCATAAACAGCGTAATTCGTGATGGTGATCACCGTGCCTTTTCGCTTCTCTCCGGCGGTCGAAATCATCCCTTCTTTCTCAAAAACAGCCAGCATCCGATCCACTGCGTGACGACTTGTAGGCTCCCCTGCCCGGTCGCATAATTTCAGCCCCAGATCGGCCGATGTGGTTACCAGTTGTCCGGCTTGTAACGGCCACTGACGGCCCCTGAAGTTGGCCGTGTAAGGTTGCCGGGCAGCGCCCAGCAGAAGGTTGTCCCACAGCGTGCGCAGGTACACATCTTTCGCCCAGGGCTGCTTCAGTACACTCCGGTACAACGGGATGAATCCGCTCTTCTGGTTTTCCATCCGGTTGCTCCTGACGGCAGAACGTGCCGCAAAATCGGCGTAAGCGACATTCGACATAGCTATGCCCCTTTCACCTGGTGTTTTGTACATGTGTTTGTCATAATGACCTCGCAATGACTTCCCGTTTTTGCACCCGAAGACCGGCTGTGCTCCAACACAACGGTCTTCAACTTTTTAAAACAGTCCCTGCTGCTTTCCGCGCTTAATGCGCTTCTGCTCAAACCGATCGGCTGGCAGCGTTTGCTTCTCTGCCCAAAGCTTTGCGTAACGCAGTACATCATCAAAAATCCTCCCCTTACGGCTGGCCTGTGACATGCGCTTGTACATATCGACGGCCTGGAATGCCCCCCCTGAGCGACAGCAGCGGTAAAGCCCTGCTTAATCAGCTCGTCGCGGACGTTCTTTTCAATAAATTCAATATGGTTCATAGCTCAGTCCCACCCCAGCGGCCCCGGCCTAGCCCGTTCGGCTTTCAACCCGATGTCAGCGAGCGTTTCAACGGAGGCCAAATATTCACGTGATACCAGCACCGCCTCAGGTGGCGCCGCCTGAATACCGAGGAACGCCAGCTCCTTCGCCATGCTGCTGAAATGCCCTTCTGCCTTACGGCGGCTGGCTGTCGATTCGCTAATGCCCATGTGCTCGGCGTATGCCTTCTGTCCAACCGACGCAAGCCGGTTGAGCAGTACGCTTTCTATCTCAACCGGGTTGATTACTGGCGGATCTAACTTGCGTGCAATTGCGTTCTCCATGGTTGAAGATCCCCTCTATGGATGGTGTGTGGTTTAAGTCAGTTGGCTAGGTAACCCGTCAGTGGAGTTCGGGTAGATGTCATTTCGCATTTGGTGAGGTGTTACCCTCCAGTTAAGAACCTCGCAAAGCGGAATTACGCGCTCTGGAGGAATTTGATTGTTCAGCCAACTACTTACAGCTTGTGATGTCGTTCCGATTCTGTTCGCGATCTCTGTTTGAGTCATGAGCGCGCAGATCGTTTGTTTCAGGTCTGTGACCATTGCCTTCTCCTTTTAGATACAAGGAGAGGCTACAACATGAAAAAAAACTTTTCAATAAAAAATGAAAAGGAATTTTGCAATGATACCCACAAGCTTAGCTTGTAGAATTAAAGATATGAAAAAAGCACCGCATGAAATCTTCGCCATTCGCCTTCAGCAGGTGAGGGATGAGAAAGGATGGAATCTTTCTGATATAGCCCGGAGAGCTATGGTAACTCCCCAGGCTGTTCAGCAATGGGCTAAGGGGGAGACCGCTGCGAGGGGCGTTAGGCTCAAACGCTTGGCTGCCGCAGTAGGAAAGCCTGAGCACTGGTTCTTTACGCCACCTGATGGCACAGAGGAAGATTCAAATCTCCCTACCATCAGAGAGTTGGATGAAAAAGAAGAGGTTCTTCTCAATCTATTTAACCAGATGCCAGAAACAGAGAAACTGCGATTGATAATGCATGCGAAAGCAACTCTTCATGAACTCGACCTCCTCAAGAGCGACGTGTTAAACATCATTCAAGACCTCAGCGACAAATAATATTCTCTCTGGTGATCAGTAATATGATTACCCACGTCCCGACTTGAAAAGTTTTTTTTCAATCTCACTTGCCACATGAAAAGTATTCTTGTAATCTTTCTTTCATCGACAACAAGCGCATCGTTGTCAGGTGATAAACGTTCCGCCAGCCTGGCGATAAGGGCAGAGGATGAGATGCAGGTAATCCACAATAACCAGCAGTACAAAGTAAGCCGGCTGGGTCCGGACGAATGGCGACTTACGTCAGTCGAGAAGCCACGCGAGTCAATCACGATGAGTGCTCAGCACATGAATGTCGCGGGCTTCCAGCAGTTCACTAACGCGCCAGTGACTGATCTCGCACGCCAACCCGCTCAGCAGCAGGCAGTGCGACTGAACTGGTTTGAAGCCGTTCTCCGCCGTATTTGCTACCTGCTGGCGCAGAAAGGTGACCCTGATGCATAACCCGAAGAAGTGCGCCTATTGCCAGGCGGCGATCGAAGAAGGGAAAGAGGTGAAAGGCGAAGTCCTTTACATCCACGGCACGCAGCTGGCGCGCCGAACCGAAGAATACTGCTCCGCGCGCTGCGCTGAGTATGACCGAATGGCTAACGAGCCATAACGTAAAAACCCGCCGAAGCGGGCCTGTACGTCCGGTGCTACCGACCAAAGTTACACCGGAATTTTTACCAAAAACCAACGTCCCCCCCCCAATGGGCGCTATCAATGGCCCGGGGATTCTAACACCCGAAATTGAGGATCCGATATGGAATTCTTTTATGTGGTCAAAGCCACTCAGAAATCCGGCAAGCAAGATGCAGTGATTTGGTTCACCGCAAAAACCGAAGCCCGCGCCCTGCTCCAGTTAGACGTTGAGCTGGAAGATGCCGGCATCGAAACCGGTCGCGGAAAGGACTACCTGAAACCGCACCGCACCAATTTCCCTGTAGTCGATGGCCTGCCGGAAGAAAGCACCGTCGATTACAACTGGTGCGAACGCTACGAACTGGAAGAGGACGGCCTCACCTGGCGGTTGAAAGCTGGTGCCGCACCTGTCGACGAGTTCCACCCGGCCACGGGCGATACCGCTGCTGTTGATGCTGACGCCGCACCACCCGCAACGCTGGATACCGCCGAAGAAATCGCAACGCCACCAGAAGGAACTGTCGTTCTGTATGCACCTACAGAAGATGCCCAGCGCAGCGCTGCCGCAATGCAGGAACGCGCCTTCGCCCACACCGCGATCTCGTTTGAAAGACGCGTGCTCGGCACCTGGCTGTTTGGCCTGTTCGATGAACTGACACCGGAGCAGTCAGCCGAGGCCTCCAATGTCGAGCTGGATATGGATGCCCATTACGCGCAGAACGTCATGCTGGCAAGCCGCAATGTCGCTCAGCTTAAACACGTTTTTCCGGAAACGCTGGCTGACCTGTTCGCCGCAGCTAAATCCGTGTGGCCAGTAGACGGCAAAGCGCCGCTGCTGAGCAACGTTATCGCCTTCTTCTCTGAATGGACCGACACACACACCAACGACAAGCTGTCCCGCGAAGATGTCACAGCTAAGTGGCAGAAGAAATACGGCAACAGCATCGTCAAAACTGATGCCGGTAAAAATGCAGGCGGCGGCAATAAAACCGATCGCAACCCTGATTACGCTCACACCCTGGATACGCTGGATGAAGAAATCGCGGCGGCCACCCTGCCAATGGATTTCGATATCTATGAGATGCCCGGAACGATCCACCGCCGCGCGCTGGAAATAATTAAAAAGAAAGAAAGCCCGTTCAAAGAGTGGTCCGCCGCGCTGCGCTCAACGCCAGGAATCCTGAGTTTTTCCCGCGCGGCAATTTTTGCCGTTGTTCGCTCAGCCCCAGAGACAACGCCTTATTTCCCTGGGCAGCTTCAGGCATTCATCAATACGTATCTAAACGAGATTCATCACGATAAGCCAACCGATACTGTCCTGTCCGCTGCTCGTCAGATTGACAGTGCTGCCGTCGTCGCGGCAGTGATTCAGGGCAACGAGCCGGTAGAGAGCCTCGATAAGCTGGATACCCCATTTGCCACTGTAGGAAAGCTGGCCGCAGATTCTGCACGCAAGTCTGAGGTCGTTCCTGATGCCGAAATGATTGGCAAACAGCTGGCCGCCGACCGCGGCGAATTCGTGCCGGGCATTAGCGACCCCACAGATCCGAAATGGATTCATGAAGACCTTCGTCAGCCTAAACCTGTTGTCGTCAGCATGGGCGGCGGAATGTTCTCCATTGACGGCCTGATTGGCTCAACCACCAAAACACAGGAAGCTGCCGATCATGAGCAGATGGAAACGACTGTCCAGGTCGAAGACAAAAATGATAGTGCGTTATCAGCGGGCGAAGGCACTGATGAAGCTGGTCAGCAAACAGCTGCCCTGACCCCTGCCGAAGTTATCGCAGCAGCTGCACCCTCACTGTCCGCCGCCAGCGCGCCGGAAGAAACTGCAGAGCAGGAGGGCACTGACCCGGTATACCCGGAGTTCTTCGAGCCTGGCCGCTATGAAGGGCTGCCGAATAACGTCTATCACGCAGCGAACGGCATCAGCAGCACGCAGGTTAAAGACGCCCGTGTTTCGTTGATGTACTTCAATGCGCGCCACGTCGCCAAAACCATCGCCCGCGAAAACTCCAAAGTGCTGGATATGGGAAATCTGGTGCATGGTCTGGCGCTGCAGCCGGAAAACCTCGATGCCGAATTCAGCGTGGAACCGGCGATCCCCGAAGGTGCATTTACCACTACTGCAACCCTGCGTGAATTCATCGATACGCATAACGCCAGCCTGCCGCCGGTGCTCAGTGCCGACGATATCAAAGCGCTGCTGGAGGCGCACAACACCACGCTGCCCGCCCAGGCGCCACTCGGGGCCTCCGTAGAAGAAACCGGCCAGAGCTATATGGCGCTGCCGTCGGAGTTCCAGCGCATCGAGGAAGGCCAGAGGCCAACCGCTGCAGCAATGAAAGCCTGCATCAAAGAGTACAACGCCACGCTGCCCGCCACGGTGAAAACCAGCGGCAGCCGCGACGCGCTGCTGGAACAGCTGGCAATCATCAACCCGGACCTGGTCGCGCAGGAAGCGCAGAAGCCTGCGCCGCTGAAAGTGTCCGGTACCAAAGCCGACCTGATTCAGTCCGTTAAATCGGTCAACCCGGACGCTGTATTCGCCGACGAGCTGCTGGACGCCTGGCGCGAAAACCCGGACGACAAAATCCTGGTCACCCGCGCGCAGCTGGCGACGGCTCAGGCCATCCAGAACGCCCTGCTGTCGCACCCGACCGCCGGTAAGTTCCTGACGCACCCAAGCCGCGCTGTTGAAGTGAGCTACTTCGGCATTGATGACGAGACAGGGCTGGAAATCCGCGTTCGCCCTGACCTCGAAATTGATATGGGCGGCGTCCGTATCGGCTTTGACCTCAAGACGATCAGTATGTGGAACGTGAAGCAGTCCGGCCTGCGCGCCCGCCTGCACCGGGAAATCACGGAGCGCGATTACCACCTCAGCGCAGCAATGTACATGAATACCGCGGCGCTGGACCAGTTCTTCTGGATATTCGTGAACAAGGATGAGGGTTACCACTGGATCGCAATCGTTGAGGCCGGTGCTGAACTACTCGAGCTGGGCAATCTGGAATACCAGACAACGATGCGCGCCATTGCCAACGCCTTTGATACAGGCAAATGGCCAGCGCCGATCACCGACGACTACACCGACGAACTGAACGATTTTGACCTGAGCCGCCTTAAAGCGCTGCGCGGCCAGGCATAAGGGGAAAATATGGCTACCAATGAACTGATCGATATAAAAGCAAACCTGGACGTCGAGTTAGTGCCGGTGCGATCCATTCTACCTGCGCACGTCCCCTATGAACGCTTTACAAACGCCGCGGCGGTTGCTTTGGCAACAAACAGGGATTTATTCAATGCGGACAAGCAGTCCGTTATCAACGCCCTTACAGCGTGCGCCAAAGATGGACTCATCCCGGATGGTAGGGAAGCGGCACTGGTAACGTTTAACAAAACCCAGGCTGACGGCAGAAAAATCCCCGTGGCTCAGTACATGCCAATGATTGACGGCGTGATGAAGCGTGCTCGTCAGTCAGGCGAAATATCAGTGATAGCGACACGCGTGGTTTATGAAAACGACACTTTCCGCGTCTGGCTGGATGACGAGGGTGAGCACGTTCTCTATGAGCCAAGTCTCGGTGAGCGCGGTCAGATGCGAGGCGCTTTCGCGTACGCAAAAATGAAGACCGGCGAGCTTCAATATGAATGGCTAAATATCGACGACATCAACAAAGTTCGTGCCGCCAGCAGAAACAGCAACAAGGGGCCATGGGTGGATTGGTATGAGTCAATGTCACGTAAGTCTGCTGCGCATCGACTTTGCCGCCGCCTGCCCAACAACTCAGAAATCATGGAAATGCTCGAGCGTGGCACTGAAATGGTTTGGCAAAGGGAGAAAGAAATTAACCCGGCGGCGGAACAGCGCCTGACGGTGGATGAAATTACCAGCGAGGTCAGCACCACCAGCAGCGCGCAGGAATCGGCTGCTAACGTCGATAGCCTGGCTGATGAGTTCCGCGACCGCATTAATGCCGCTGAGACGCTGGAAGCCGCTACGCTCGTCGGCAACGAAATCAACGCGGCGAAAGCTATTCTCGGCACTGCGCTGCATACCGAGCTGAAAAATAAGGCCACCAAGCGCTATCACCTGGTGAAACACCGCCAGGCAGTCCACGACGCGATCAACTCCCTGCCGCAGCCTTGCGAACCGGATGCTGCCGAACGGTTTGCAGAGGCCGAGCGCACGCTGGCCGCCGCGAAACGCCACCTGGGTGACGAACTGCACGAAAGTTACAGCGTCACGCTTCTTGATATGAAACCGGAATACGTGGGCTAAGGGAGGCGGGAGGGTTCGCCCTCCCGGTAACGACATGACGAAAATTACTGATGGTAAAAAATACTGCTACCGCTACGAGGATGGTCACGATGGAGAAGGCCGCCCGGTCGTAACACTCTTGATGCGGGTCATTATTCGTGAGACGGAGAAGACCTTCTGGCATGTCGAAGATATGCCGCACATGACCTCAGGGCAGCTTGTGCAGTATCGCACCGGTGGCCGGAAAGAGACTCAAAAATATCACGTAAAACGATGCTTAAAAGGAGCTGACCGCTCTCGTTTTCACTACACACGAGAAGAGGCTTTACGGGCGTTCGTGTACCGGAAAATGTATCAGCTTGAAAGGGTCCAGCTTACGACGGAAAAGGTGCAAATGTGCCTGGTGGGGCTACGTGAGGCTGGGATGATTACTGGCGGGTATCGATGCACGGTTGAAAAACTGCCCGCAGATACAGGTTTTGTGGCTGCCGCAGAGCCAGGCCCGATAGCGTCCACTTATAGCTGGGGAGAATACTGATGAGCCTGAAACACAGATTACCCGAAATCGAGGCCACTATCGACCCGGCGGCGTTGCGCGCTGCAGTTGACGAGTATTCCGATCTGCTGCTGACGATGTGCCTGTGCATGAAAATCGCCGGGCCGACACGGGCTAACGTCCGCGCCTGCGCCGCTGAACTGAAGAAGCGCCTGACGACCTGGCACAGCCAGAAGGAGCTGGCCACCATCCTGTCCAGCTGGGATCCGGTCGGTTATGTGCTGGGCCTGCGGCGGGAGGCGAACGATAACGCCCGGGCCGCTGGTGACCCTGTTGACGTGTTTGTGTGAGGTGGATATGCGACTGATTAACCGCGGCAATAAACAATCGCCGTTAGCCCGTCGGGCGTGCGCAGCCGCGCTGGCATCGCACCACGCGAAATACAGTGATTACGGCAGGCAAAAGCACAGGACCAATTACACCGTCGTTGTTGACGGAATAAAGGTCACTGTCGAGGTGGTTAACCGAGCTACCAGCTATGTCGCGACCGCAATGATCGGCGTTCGTAAACTTCGCAACCTGCCGACACAGGCGCACTAAATATTAACGATGGCCCCGCCGGGGCCACTGGAGAAAAATGATGAGCAAAGCGACGAATAAGTTTGAACTGATGAGTACCAAGGACATCTGTGGGCAGTTGTGCATCTCATCCCGTACCCTCGAACGTTACCGGAAGAGAGGCACAAACGAGAACCCTTTCCCTGAACCTGATTGCACATATATGGGTGGCCCAAATAAGTGGCTAAAAACCAAAGTGGCAGCCTGGCAGATTAAAGAGATGTCGCGTGTCACTCGCAAGCCAATGTCTCACCTAAAATTGGCGCGTGATGAAAAGGGTCGTCTTACCCGGTCTGACGCGGCGTGA